GCCGAAGAGATACGCGCATCGACGCAAGCTGCTAATGCATTAAGCACGGTGCAGGTTGTATTGTTTAGTAATGCGTTGAAGAATGTTTACACTGCAATGTTTGACATCATTCAGTCGCGTGTAGTGTGTGGTCTATTGCAAGTGCAGCCTGAAGTTGCACCATATTACCAGCGCAAATACATAGTCAAACCTGCTGGTGACACAGATGTGATCGAGCGTCAGCAATTGCTCAAGATGATGATGGATAGTTGGCCTGTAATGAAGGAAACACCTGCTGGCCCAGTGTTCTTGATGGATATGATTGCTCGCATGTTCCCAGAGCACAGCAGCAAATACATACAGATCATACAACAGGCGATGCAACAACAGCAATCACAGCAAGCACAACAGCAGATGCAAATGATGCAAGGGGTGAAACAGCTAGCAGATGGTGTTGTTGCGTTGAGCAAGAAACCGGAGATGTTCAGTGAAATTGGAAAGATACATGCTTTGCCTGCATTGGAGCAGACGGCTGAGACGATTGAGTCGATGCAGGAGGCACGGAAGCAGCAAGCACAACAGAAGCCACAGCAATGACACCTGAACAACAAATAATCGCAGACAAGCTTGCAGCAAAAGCAAAAGAGTTGTCTGTTTCACATCAAGGATGGCTAACTAATCCTGTTACTCGTGAGTTAGCTCGCATACTCTACGAGCATGAGAACAGGATAGCAGACAGCATATGCACTATCTCAAAAGACACATCAGAAGAAGGACAGCGTAAACTCAGTCAACTAGCAGTTCAATTAAACACGACAAGAACAATAACGAAACTAATCTATGATACTAACGTCTTTACACAGAGTTCTCAGAGAACCAGCAGTGGTGGATAATGGTGGGATAGTTAAGGTTGATGCACCTGCTCCGGCGGCCGAGACAGCACCTACATCAGCACCGCCACCATCACAAGGCAAAGAGCCACAGAAGCCTCAACCTCCTCGCGAGCCAACAGCAACAGAGAAAGCTGGCAAGTTTGAGATAATGCCAGGTGACGAAGGTTTTGTTGAGAACTTTGAAACTGAACAGTTGCCGCCGAAGCCTGCTGGTGAGAAACCTCGTGATCCTGCTACTGGACAGTTTAAGCCAGTAGTTGAAGCAGCACCAGTTGCTGAGAAGCCACCTGAAGGACAGTTAGAGCAAGAAACTGCACCAGCACTTGATCTTACCAAGCCAATAGCACCACTTGGCACACAACAGAAAGCTCGTGACTACACAGGTTTCAGTCCTGAAGAAGCAAGAATGCTTAAAGGCATGAGCAATGAGTCATTTGCATACGCTGCTAAACTGATCAAAGATAACAAGGAACTTTCACAACTGAAAGATAGCACATATCTACAGCATCCTAATGCGTTCGTGCTTGACCCTCAGTTTCAGCGTATGCAAGAGGATTCAAAGTTCTTTGATCAAGAAGCACAGTATTGGCAAGACCAGCTAGCTTTGATGGCTGAAGGTAAAGCGTGGAAGCCATTGTTGCGTTGGGACGAACAAGGTAATCCTGTATATGGAGAATCACGTGAACCAACTGCTCTCGACCAAGAGAAAGTCCGTCTCGCTATGTCGCGAGCGTATGATGCGTCGCACAATGCAAAAGGCCAACTGCAACAGATGGCTCAGAGCTATGCTCAAAGGACAAAAGCTGGCGACGCGGCTATACAAGCAGAGCAGGAGAAGAGGTTTGCATGGATTGCTGATCCGAAAATCCTAGATCAGAAGGTAGCAGTTGAAGGTGGTGAGAAAACATTGCGTGATATCAAGAGTGACTTCTTAGGCATCATTCCACCTTACCACCGCGGCAATGTAATGGCTGATGTAGCAGCAAATCTATTCACTGCACTCATGATCTACGGCAATCACATTCGCACACTTCAGTCAAACAAACAGATTCAGCAAGTTAAACAAGAGGAAGTGTATCGTGCTGAACCAACATCTAGTGCAAGACCACAGACTGGTGGTGGGAAGGTTGTGAATGGCGTTAAAGAGTTCAGTCTCGAAGGGATGAACCTGTGATGTTGTAGGATTTGGCACGGAAACTGCTGTAACTGAGTTAAGCGTAGAAATACGTGCTTCTGAGCGAAGGGCATCGCAACGCTACTGTTATCTCGAAGGGCATTGAGAAGTTTATCGAGTGTTACTTAAATACACTCGAACGTAACTTACTTATTCTATGCCGGCGATTTATGACAAGCCAGCTGCATTTGCTAACGCTAACGTCGAGGACGTAAACCGTTTCAATCAGCTTCCTTTCTATCTCGTCAAGAATGAGGTCAAGCAATATCCATACTGGAATATCTTTGACCAACTTTTTGGCGATATTGACTGGGAAACAAACCAAGGTAACATCATGCGTGGTGTTACTCCTCAGCGGAGTCCTGTTGGTCGGGCATTCTTCTTCCCGAACAACATTACAGTCCTTCCTAACAAGGATATCTACCAAGTAACAGAGTCGAGTGAAGAGGCTCGTGTGAAACTGCATGACTATGAGTCATTCCAGTTTAACTTCTTGCCTTCATTCACCGCGTTCTGGCGCAATTACTTGCAGTTTGCTAACAAAGACATTGTTCGGCAGATTGCGTGTAGTAACAACCAGTTCATCGAGACTAACCTCTGGTTCAATGCACCTAATGTATACCTCGCCGGGAATGGGTTGGTTACTGGTGCGCCTACTACAATGGGCGATACTACTGGCGCTGTTGCTGGTAGCAAAACTCGTGCTTGGCTGATTGCCACTACCCAAGGCACTGGGCCAGGAACTGGTGTTATTCAAGGTCTTACTCTGCGTGATGTATACAACGTCACGTTGAATCTGTCTGAAGACATGGCTGCTCCTCCTTTTGAGGGCAGTAAGAACATGCCTGAGGACAATGTCGGGCTGATGAATCGCTACGTGCTGGTGACATCAACTGAAGCGTGGATGGCATTCCCATTTGACCCTGACATTCACTCAGGTGCTCAGTTGGGAAGTATTCAGCTTGACTTGCTGTTCAAAGACTTTCGTGGTTTGCTGTTTGGCACTACGACAGTTAAGATGCATCGCTACCCAATCCGTTATAGTCTGGTTGACATTGTGGATGGCGGTGGTAATGTGTTGTGGCCAGCAGGTGAGCCGATAGCTCCTGAAATCTTCGACGTCACTGACCAGAAGTGGAAACCGAATCCTTACTACACTTCACTCATTAGTGCACCATACGAGATTGCATGGTTGCTTGGTGCTGATACGTGTCGGACAATCAAAGTTGGGCCGCCGCCGAAGGAGTTTAGCTCTACCAACATGGCAGCTGAGAAGTTCTACTCTCTGCGCTGGAATGGTGAAGTGAGACTTACTGATCAAGTGCTGATCACCTATCCTGATGGGACAATCGACTTGAACCATTATGGTAAGCAGCTGAAGTTTATCAGTGAGTGCACTCATGGGTATCTTGTTGGTGAGCGTAGGAATAGTATTCCTATTCTTTTCCTGCGTAAACGCCCAGTTCGTGCTGCTGCATAAGAAAGGAATCCAAGACTATGAAGAAACTTCTTACTATTGTTGCGGCGGCATTCATTGCTGCTAGCACTTACGCTGCTACCTCAGCAGCTTCTATCACAGCTGCTGGTGTGACTAATATGGTGACTGGTGCACTTAGTGCATCGTCATTCATTCTTACTTCACCAGCTAATGCTGCTACTCGGGTCGTGTTGTATGATGCACCGACAGTTGTGTTGACTAACGTAGTTCCTTCGTATATCACATCTGGTGCATATGCGACGAACTATATTACGTCATACACCAACTACTTTGGTGTGCAGAACAACTTCACCAACGTTGCTCTGGTGCATTACAGCATCACCAATGCTGCATCTACCAATACGTATCCTATCCTGCTGACTATAAATGCAGGAACGAACGAGACAGTGGTCATTGCTGATGTCACATACAACTTCACTCGTGGGTTGTCTGTGTCAAATGCAGCACTAGGAACGGCGTCGTTCTCTGTGGTGTATACGCAGTAAGCAGCCGACAAAAATGGGTAGTGTGAGAGTTACTTCACACTACCCAACTCAATTTTATGTTAAGAACACTAAATACTGCTGAGCGCAACATTCAAAGTTTGCCGCCGAACGTAATTACACTCGCTGCTAACACAGCAACATTGCTGTTGCCTGATACACGCAATGTGCCTGGAGAGATTGCATACAGGCGTATACAGAATGTTGGTGGTGCTGATCTTTACGTGTCTATTGGTGTAACCACTGCTGCTGGTGCACCAATGTGTGACAACGTAGCAGTGTTTCACAAGGTGCTTATCTCTGGCCAAGAGATGGATTGCTCAGCTGATAGGCAGATCATTTGTGGGTTTTCTGTTGCTGGGACAACAGTTGCTACTGAAGTTAAACAAAGGCTGACATTGTGAAGAAGTTTATCGTATTGGTAGCAGTATTTGTTGGTTTTTTGATGATTGGGATGCTTCGGGATAGTGTTGATGCTGCGTCAGGGCCATCAATTAGTGGGACTGGAGTAAGTAGTAATACAGTCTACAGTATGATTATTACTTACGGAGTTGGTGGTGTGACTATTAGTTTTACAACGAATAGTTATTTCATTAACAATGTCACTAACAATAACCTGACGGTGACAAACAACGCCTTTGTCAACAACATCACTGTCACCAACAATGCATTCTTTAGCGGCAATGCACGATTTACCAGCAATGCGTATTTTCTGAACTTGAATTTCCTTACCAATGCAGCCAGCACACTCACTATCGCTGCTGGTAACGTAGAACAGGCAGTAGCTACCAACAACAATATCACGTTCACTGGCTATTCAGGTGTTGATGGGACTAACGCTCAGCCATTCACTTTACTGATTACTAATACTGCTGGTTCTGCTGCTCCTAAGTTCTACCAGTTTCCTGCTGGCACTATTATGCTTTCAGCACCATATACCAACGGAGTATATAATACTAATCAAGGAGCATTTTCTGGTTGGATTCGTCCCGGATTTGGAACTAACGCAACATGGACAGGAAACTAATCATTGTTGGCTTAGTAGGACTTTCGGCATTAGCCTTTACTCCTTACATTAGCTTGTTTGGCCCTAGTGGTGGTCCAGTTGTTACAGATTGGTCAACTCGTGTAGTAGCTAATGGTGGTGCTCTACCAAGTCAGAACACGATTATTGCAATGGAGACTTTGCGGACCAGCCTGGTGACTCAGGGGCTCACGAACAAGATTTACAGTCTTTGCATCTTTGTTCCGGATAGTGTGATTGCGGCCAGCACTCCATTGATTAAGAATCTAGGAGCTGACCCGTGGACAAATAGCGGCACTTTTGTAGCCGGTGATTTGAACATTCAGGGGCTCAAAAGTGATGGGGTTAAGTATCTGGATACGGCCATCTCCAACAACGTAAACGTGCTGGGAACGAACCTCGGATTTTCCGTCATTGTGACAGAGGCCGCAACCAACGGTCCTGGTGCTGTCATTATGAACCAGGGCTATCCTGGAGGTTTTAACACTGCCCAAGGGCTTTTCCCGTCAGGTAGCGGAGCGGATCAAGTTTACATGGGCATCGTGACGGCTGGGAATTTTCTCAGCACAAACGATTTGAACCGGGTCGGGTACTTGTCTGGAAATAAGGATGGGACTAACACTTCCCTGTATGTGGCATCACCAATAGAAAGCCACAAACTTCTATCAAGAGCATCCCCAACTGGAGCATCTCTTTTCAATGCAGCCGTTCAAACATCGTTTGCTTTTTGGCTAACTAAAATCCAGGGAACAAATTCTGGTGGAACAGCGTTCAGGCTTTCTATGGCCTGCATCCATAACGGGTTCACCGAAACAGAATCCAGCAACTTCTGGTGGGCGGTCAAGACCTGCCGGGAATCACTCGGGGGTGGGACTGGCGATCCAATCTGGCAGTGGGCCAGGGATGTGACCAACTTTGGCGGGGCGGCTATTTCGGTGAACACCAGCAATTCGCTGAGGACTTTTCGACAGGGGTTGGATACTGATGCTCTGCTTTATAAGATGATTGCGGCCAATGCCTATGTGCCGGACAACCTGACGGCGGCCAGGATGCCGGTGGTCTGGCAGGCGGGCAATCAAATCTGGACCAACACGGCTTTTGTTGATGGGGACATTACGGTTAACGGATTGACCGGGAACGGCACCACCAAGTTCCTGGGCACCGGATTGAAGCCGTCAACACTGACCTATGCTGGGTTTAGCGACACCAGCGCCGGGCTTACAACCTTGATTTACAATACGGGGACTGACGCGAATGAGTTTGTCATCGGATCGACTGGAACCACCGCGAACGGGACTTTTGCTGTTGGGGTGCAGGTTGGTCTGCTGGTTTACTATTGCTGGATATTCACCACCATCAACACGGACTTCCTGGTTCGCACTGCTCCCAATGCTGGATGGGAAGGGTATCTGTCCGGGAACAGAACAGCCGCCAATGCAATCAGGTTGGATTTCGTCACCAATCAGGTCCACAATGTTGCTACCAATGGGACAGGGACTACTGCATCGAATAACAACACCATGACCAATATGTTTGCCCATGCCGTCGCAACCGGGCTGAATGCAGCCGCGAACTTCAGCGATCAGACGGTTAGCTTTTTGGCGGTTCATCCTGGGCTGACCCAGACCGAAAGCAGCAACCTCTGGTATCGAGTGGCTACGTTGCGCACCAATCTTGGAGGGGGTGTGCCGTGAACTTCATCATCAAATCAAGCTGTGTGGCGACTTGCCTATGACCATAGACCAACTAGCCGATGACATGCGGTATGTGCGAGATTGTGAAATGCGTAAGCTCGCGCACGAGAACTATATTCTGCGTAAGTTGATCGCCTTACACAAGCCTGCACGAAAGGTGGACATTGTTCGTGCCGCATTGAATGGTCATCCTATGACACACGCTGAAGTTTCCAAAGCAGCTAGGGACCTTAACCCTATGGTCGAGTTCCATCGTAAGGATGTTACGACCGCTTTGCATCACCTTATTGGATTGAATGAGGTGAGTAAGATTGGTGATACTAAGCCATATAGGTATAGTAAAACACCTTTACAATGAAAATTATCATCACTGGACTTTTCTTTGTGTTGTGCCTTAGCTGTGCGGCAGCACGACCAAGGCGAGGGACTGTTGTTGTGACTGCTAATCCAACAAATGGCGGCACTACATATGGCTCTGGCACATATCCTGGCAAGACACAAGTTGAGATTCATGTTGTGCCGAATAGTGGATGGATGTTTACTCAATGGCAAGATGGTTTCACCAATCCAACTCGCACTGTGACAGTTCCAAATGGTGGAACTGTTCGTTACACAGCTAGTTTTGTAGCTTATGGTAATGTCGCCTTGTCTGCTGAACCAATCAACGGCGGCACAGTTACTGGTGCTGGAGCATATCCTGTTGGCAAAGCAGTTGATATTACTGCTAAACCATTTGACAACTGGAGTTTTACTCGTTGGCAAGATAATAACACAGCCAATCCACGCACTGTGCTTGTGCCATCAGGTTCTATTTTGTTCACAGCTACGTTTGTTACAAATGTCCCGCCGCCGCAGGTATTTACTAATGGGTCATTTGTATTACAATACTCACCAGTGACAAATGTCTTCAATTATATCGCAAGTTGGGGAGTAACATCACGTAGCTACACAAACTCAATTCTTACCAATGCAACGAGTCTTCGTATAGTTGGGCTAATAACAAATCAGGTTTACTACTTTGCTGTGCAAGCTATGGGTGCTGATGGAAAATACAGTCCTTTTAGCTGCGAGGTGCATGGTCTATGTGGCTTGTCGGAAACCAACTACTGTTCTCCATGAAAGCGATAGAAACAGGAGGTTATAATATGTCTGTATTCATGGCAGAAGGCATAACGTTAACTCCGGTTTGGGTTTTAGGGGTGATTACTGGGTCCGGTGCGGTTATCGCGTTTCTTTTTAAGCTACTGATCGCGTCAAAAGACCGCGAAATAGACCGAATAGCTGAGGATTTCAAACAGTTAAAAGACCAAATGATGAAAGACGAACTACGTAGGGACAAAGAAGACGCGCATGTTAAGTTGTTAATCGATGAAGCAGTTCGTTTGAAGGTCAACCGCGATCATGACACAAGCTACACAACAAAACCTTCTACATGAGTGAAAAGATACTTATTATCGAAGATGACGACCTTTATTGTGAGCTTGTTGGAAGGGTGTTAGTTAAAGAAGGGTTTGTGGTGCGTTGCACAAACAGGCTGCAAGAAGGGATTAAACTCGCCAAGCAAGACCCTCCTGACGCGATTGTGTTAGATTTAGGCCTGCCTGATTCATCTGCGGACAAGACCGTCGAGTCGATGAAGCAAGTGATTAACACAGCGATTATTGTTGTGTTGTCAGGGAATACAGAAGCCGCGAAGAATTGTATTATGCAGAGTGCTAGTGGGTATTTGAATAAGGATGATGGGTTGAAGTATCTTGGACGAGAGATACGTAACGCAATTCATACACACTCGAAAATACAACGCATTGACTCGGCGATTAGCGGTTTATCCAATTAGTCTTTGATGGTCACAAGGCCATCAAGTTAGCAAACGTAACAAACAACAATAAGGAAACTAATGAGAGATGAAACAAAGCCTGCTGATAGCACGTCTAATATTGACCAGACTCAGGCAGGTAGTCAAACAGGTGGTGCACAAGCTGGCGCTGGCAGTGCTGCACAAGCAGCTGGAGCACAAACAGGACAAGCACAAGCTGGTTCTGGTGCTGCTTATCAGTCCGCCGGTGCTGAAGTCACAAGTGATGTTGGACAAGCAGAAGCATACTTGCTCAACATGAAGCGGTTAGTTGGTCGTGAGCTTGACACTGACGCTCATCTGCAATCTACACTGCTGTCACTTAATCAGCGGCTTGTGCGCAATGCAGAGGACTTTGATGGTCAAGTTCGAAGTGTTGCATTGCAGGCGTTGACACTTGGCCAAACCGCATTACAAAATGCTGTTGCGCTGGCTAATCGCGTCAATAATGCTAGTGTTGATCTTGATACTCGTATCAAGCACGAAGCTGTTGGCGAAGATGGTCGCCGTAGTGGTAACGACGAGCAGTATGACAAGTCGTTGGACAGTGTAAGTCAAAGCGAGCGTGAACGCACTGTTCGCGGTGGTGATTCTGGCGATGTTATTCGCTGGAGTAAAGTATCATCTGACCAAACTTTCCAAGAAGCAGTAGAAGCTGCTGTTGTGAAAGCATTGGCTAAACAGAAATCAGTGTAAGTAAAGCAAAGGCTTCGTCGGTGTAATAGCCGACGAAGCACTTATTTATGGAAGATGAAACATCAATGACTAGTAAAGTATCTGTGCCTGTTGTGCAATCTATTTCGGCGGACTTACCGACAGATAGTAAGATTTTTCAAGTCAGTGTGCGTTCATGGTTGGCTATAGTATTCACTGGCACAATTTGCGCGATGAGTTTAATGGGTAAAGAAGTAATTGAGCCGTTATATGGCTTAGGCTATCTTGCCATCGGATTCTTTTTTGGACAGAAAACAGGAAAAACAATATGAAAAGACTAGTGTTCATTTTGGTGCTACCGTTGTGTGGGTGTGCAATAAGTAAGTCAGAGAAGAGCTTAGCTGCTGATGCCATTAAAGCAGCCGGCACTTCAAGCAAAAGAATCCATCTAGAGTTAGATGGTTGGAACACTCACTTTCGTTATGATTCTTGGCCATCATCACCAACTAACAATAACCAGTTGCCATAATGCCTGCTCCTGCTAATCCACCTCCTGCTGATGAAGCTGGTGCGATATTGTCGCCTAGGCAGCTTAATAGATGGCTTGACGTTAATCCTGTCTCGCCGCTAACTAGGACGCAGACGTATCTAGTTGTGCCGGCGTTTAACTTGCTGACATCATGGTTTGGTTACAGCACTTTAATAGGCGCATACAACTTTACTGGCACAAGAAACTTTACACTGCCTCCATTTGATGTGCCTACTAATCCAAACTATATCTTGTGCATCAGTTGGCATGAAGGTGGTATGCTACATCGTTATAAACTGTGGGAAGATGTTGGTGAAGTGTTTTACTTTGATGCGCCATTATATACTGGTCAACTAATCAAAGCCAACTTTCGATTTGAAGTGTGGACTACAGTTAACAGTAGCTTTGCTATTATAGACTTGAATGGTGCTGGTAATGCTAACACTAATCAGTCATACACAATCTTTAGCACTATTGCTGGCATAAGTTTGTGGGTTGGTGTTGATAGAGCTATAACTAATACTGCTCCATTCAATACATCATACATAGCTTATAACACACTCAATGCTGACATCTACTACAGAGTGTCAGATTCAATCTTTGGTATATGGACTGTTGACACTGGCACACCACCTGCACCGTATGTGACTTTTCCAACGTCATACATGCAGTTAACTAACTTAACTTTCTATACTTCAGTGAGAGGCAACTATGATTATATGTGGCAGGATGATATGGCACTGTCAACTGCTTCTATATTCATCACCGATTTCAACATAGCAGATACTAACGCACCATGGACAGCACCAGACAATAGCGTATCAGCAACTAATTAAACTTATGCCAGCACCAAGCACAATAGATGTAGTCGCTCCTTTTGATCCGACAGCTTATCCATCGCTGTCATTTGCACAACTATTACAGCTTGTATCAGGCTTAGCGCCTTATACAGACAAAGGCCTAGTAATTACTACTACAGATGATAATGGTGGTAATCCTGAAGTGCCTGATGCTGCGTCTGAGACTAAGTGGCAGCGTTATATGTGGCGTCGCATCACAGCCACTACCACATCTGTCTACGTGTGGGATTCCAATCATGCGAGCGATGCTACATACTTACGATGGGTGTCAATTACAGTTGCCGGGATCGCCGTAGGTAGTATTGTCAATGCAATGATTGCTGACAACACTATCACTGACATCAAGATTGCAAATCTTGATTACAGCAAACTTCTTAATGCACCAACTGGGTTGCCGCCGAGTGGTGCTGCTGGCGGTGATTTGACTGGGACATATCCTAACCCATCTATTGGCGTAGCTAAAGTGACAGGTAGTCAGATTGCCGCGGCAACGATTACACATGCAAATATCGCTGTCAATGCAGTCGAAGTGCCAACAGATATCAAGCCATCTGCTGTTGGGCTGTCGTTGATTCGCACTAATGCTGGTGCTACGGCAATGGAACATTTTGTGCCGCAGTTAGTGACTCTTACTCCTAACCCTGCTAGTATTGCTGATGCTGGTAAAGTTCCACGTGTAAATGCTGCTGGAACAGCTTTTGAGTTAGCTGGTTCTGGCAGTATTCTGCAAGTTGTTGAAGGTAGCACAGCAGCTTACGGCGGCTTGACTGCTGGTCAGTTGACAGGCACTATTCCATTTGACGATACCAAGCCGCAGAATGGTGAAGGTGATGATATTGTGTCAGTAGCAGTGACACCATTATCAGCAGCATCAATTCTATATATTGATGCAACGGTGCATATGTCCAATGAGACTAATGGAACATTTATGATTGCTGCACTGTTCAAAGATGCTGATCTTGATGCACTTTCATCTGCATGGGCAACAAGTGTTAATAACGACGACATTGCCACACTAAATCTTCACTATCGTGTTGCCGCGGGTAGTGTTGTGGCTCGCACATACATGTTACAGGCTGGTGCTAGTGCTGGTAACAGTAATGCAAATGGTAGAAATGGAGCACGAGTTCTTGGTGGTGCATTGATCAGTTCTGTTCGTGTGACAGAAGTTGCAGCATAAGGTGACTTATGGGACTTAAATATATTCTGAATCAAGTCGGTAATAAGATAGGTCTCAACCCATCTGACACTGACCAGCGTGCCACATTGCTACGCTTCGTCAATGAGGCTGCATGGGAGTTGTATCAGCAGTCAGACATGCCTGGTAGTTTAATGGAGATGGTGATTAAGGTCAATGGCGATCAAACTATTGCTTTACCGCGTTTTGTTGGTGATTTGCGTGCTGTGCGTGAGTATAATAGTCAAATCCCATGGCATATCAACCAGATGCGTCCTCGCTATAACTACGCCAACTGGTCTGATATGTGGCGTAATTGGCGTATAAAAGGGAAGCAAGCACTACAACGATCTGTGCGTAATCAATCTTTAGTGACCGCCGTTGTAGATGTGGTTGAAGTGCCTAACTTGTTGGTCACTATCTCTGGCCCAACTGCTTCGGCGGCCATGACAAATGAAGTCCTGCAGATGGACGCATTGAGCAAGACTACAGTTAACAACTTCTTGGACATAAGCTCGGTGACAAAGAACCGTTACAATGCTGTCAATGTGTCAATTCAAGATGTTGATGGGCTTGAGTTGACTGTGGTCAACAACAATGAGCTTGAAGCAGCTTATTTGATCATTGACGTAAGCACGTTCCCTTGGCTCAATCAATCTATGTCACTGCAAGATCACTATCTTGAGGTGCTTTTCAAGCGTGCACTTGTGCAACTGTCAGATGATGGTGATGAATTTCCAGCAAGTGGGTGTGACAACATCATTGTTAACAAAGCAATGCAACTGTGGGCCGAAGAACAGGGAAAAGGAGAGCTTGCACTTGGTTATGATAGCAAGGCTACGCGGTCACTGGCTAGAATTACAGAGGAACAGAACCGTGCTACTGAAGATACGGTGGCTTTAATACCAAATGGCCACGACGAACTGCTCGTGAAGATCCGTCCCAATAAGCCAGGACGCTATCGTTGGGGTTATCCATACTTATTGCGCTAAATGAGCGAATACGTCCAGAAAGACTTTAGTGGCGGCATGAATCTGTTGTCTTGCGACACAGAATTGGAGGCTAATCAGTATCGCTTAGGCCTTAATGTGCGCAATCGGTTTGGCAATATGGAGGCAACACTCTCTAGTGTTGAAGATGTAGCCATTCCCGCCGGAGTTAAGCAAGAATCAGTGACTTTTGGGAACTATTTGATTGTTTTCATTGCTGGGCTAGCATACTACCGATTCTACTTAAGCACTGGGTGGAAAAACATAGTTGGATTCCAAATGTCATCCACTGCACCGCGCTTTTGGACTGAATCTGTGCCACTTAGCACTACAAACTATGGGAGGTTTGGTGTGCAAGATACAACTCTTGGAGCAGTGTCAGCAAATGCTGGTATAGTATTTGATTCTGTTGCTGGTGCTTTTGCTGGTAATACTCCAGGACTAGTTGTGCAGGACAATGTTAATCAGCCACAATTCATTTACATCGATCCTATTCTGGGGACACCAATAGCACGAACTACTCAGACATTTGCTCAATGGGACGTTGATTATAGTGTAACTCCTATTCTTGATAAGCGTGAATATGTGCCAATAGGCAACGCAATGGCATGGGTTGATGGTGTGCTTCATATAGCATCACAAGATGGCAACTTCCTATACCGCTCTGTGTCTGGTAGGCCACTTGATTTTGTTGTTAATGTGGATGACAATGGTGACCCAGGCGGTGATGCTACGACAACATCTTATTCTGTGGGGGTTGGAAATATCACTGCTCTTCGCGCCGCGGCCAATAACTCACTGCTTGTTACAGCCAGCAATGCAGTGTTTAATGTCGCCAAGAACATGACGCCTGGAGCAGTGACAATTTTCGGTGAATACACGTTCATACGCACATTCTTGTTCAATGCTGTGTGTTTGTCTGACAGGTGCATCATCGACTCTCTTGGTGACACACGATTTATCTCACTGACAGGTGTTAGGTCGTTCAATTCGATACTACAACAACAAAATGAAGGCAGGAATAGCTTATTTAGTGCGCAGTTACAATCGGTGGTTAATGGCATTATACAAAGCGCAGAAACTTCAGCAGCAATGCTGTTTGACAACTATGAATTGTATGCCATCAACACTGTATTTGGGCCAGTCATTGCTGTATTTGACACTTTAATGGGTTGTTGGGTGTCATTTGATATAGCACAGACTGGTGGTAGGCCAATCAAGATGTTTGCTAAGATTGAGTTGACGATACAGCGGCTGTATGCTATTACAGACGACAACAGATTGTTTACTCTCTATATCGGCCCTGCTCTTGATCAAGCTGTGTTACGGCCAGGTTCTATGTGTGCAGCTAATGTCACTGCT